TGGGCATTATTAGCTCCTATGCGGCAAGAATATCTTGCCAATTTGTTGTCTGCGTTGGCGTAATATCCGCCCAAGTTTCAGCATTCGTGTCATTGATGTCTACCCAGTTAGATGCCTGAATCGGAACAATGTCGCTCCACACAAAGAACGTACCAATCCTGCCTGTACCTACAACACCTGTTACGAATACATCAAGGTTTAAATCAACCGATACTGTACCAACACTTCCTGTTGCACTGACTCCAGTTGGGTAAATATTAGCGTCAGCATTAGTCGTAACAGAGTTTACTTGTCCTGTACCAACAACACCCGTTGTATCTACGGTAGCCCCAGCAGTAACTGTAGCCGTGCCAAGAGCTGTAGTACCAACAACGCCTGTGACGTTAACCGTAGCACCCGCCGTAACCGTAGCTGTGCCTAATACTCCAGTACCCACTACGCCAGTAAGACTGACGTTGGCATCGCCTATAACTGTGGCTGTGCCTAGAACACCCGTGCCGGTAACGCTAGTTGGGAATGCATTAGCATCAGCAGTAACCGTAGCCGTACCTAAAACGCCTGTACCCGTAACGCCTGTGACGTTGACATTAGCATCAGCAGTAACCGTAGCCGTGCCTAAAACCCCCGTGCCAGTAACTCCAGTTACCGTAACAGAGACAGATACGCTCGATGCCCCTATATCAGCAAACGGCGCTCCCGCAATAGGGAATAGGCCAAGCATTCGTTACCTCTGTTTAAACACTGCAAAAATAGCCCACGGTATTAACCACAAACTACACAGCAGCACTACTGGTAAAAGTAGCACCGCTGCAAGACAAGTTATTAAGCGTTGTATGTGCCGCTCGACGTAAAGGTATGGATTGTGTAGCCACCTGAGCTAGTTACCGTACCGCCTGTGCCACGCTGTGAGCCTAAGTAGCTGATGATTACGATGCCTGAGCCGCCGTTGCCACCAATAGAAGCACCAGCACTACCATTTCCGCCGCCGCCGCCGCCCGTGTTTGCAGTTCCCGCTCCAGCATTAGTGCCTCCACCACCATTGCCTCCTGCCCCTGCGCTGTTAGCATATCCCCCACCACCACCAGCATAAAATGTAGCAGAACCTGAAATACTACTTGATAGTCCAACACCGCCAACACCACCAACACCGCCTGTAACAGCATTGCCACCTACAGCACCCTTACCACCTCCCCCGCCTGACGCAGCAGAAGCACCGTTACCTCCTGCAAATCCTTGTCCTGATGTACCAGCACCACCAGCACCGCCGCCGTATGTACCGCCACCAGAGCCGCCACTTGTTCCTGCCGCTGTTGTTCCACCCGTACCACCACCACCGCCACCAAGTGCTGTAACTACAGTAGAAATAACGGAATTAGTGCCAGCATTTCCAACCCCGTTTATACCAGCACCGCCAGCGCCTACAGTAATTGTGTACGCCGTTCCAGAAGATAAAGAAGTTGAAGCGGTTAGCAATCCACCCGCACCGCCGCCCGCACCGTAATAATACCCACCAGCCCCACCACCCGCCACGACAAGGTAATTAACCGTGTACCCAGCAGGCTGACTAAATTGCAGCCAAGAAGAAGTCGTAGCATCCCACCACTCAGGATTGCCCGTTGTGGAGTTTTGGCGGATCATGCCTGACGCAGGAACAGACGGACGTTGAGCCGTAGTACCGACAGGTAGCTTGAGAAAATCAGTGCCTTGAACATCTAAGGACATTTTAGTACTCCTTACATTCCGTGATTAGCGTACTCACCGTGGTACTGCTCACGGAGTGATTTAACAAATTCAGCCGCCACTTCTTTGTCATCGAAGTAGCCACATTTTATTTTGCCGTGCAGTGCAACACGGGCAGTCCACTTGCCTTTAACTTTACTCCACGAAACGCCTTTAACGCCTGAAGTATTGTTGGCACGGACACCGATGTTGCACTTGTTCTGCGACGAAGTTGACGGGCGAAGATTCTCAACCCGATTGTTCGACTTGTCTTCATCAATGTGGTCTAAGTACTCAGGGCATTCACCATGCACCATGTAGTATGCAATTCGATGCTCTAGATACTTGACGCTGTTGATGGTAATGCTCATGTAGCCATTGGTGTATGGTGATGCCGAACGCTTGCCTGCCACGGCGTGACTACTCCTGAAGACCTTGTTGTACAAGACCCCATCCCTGAACTCAAGTACAGAGCGCAAGTAATCAAGCGGTGGCAGTGGCTTTGGCATTATGCCGTAACCAATTCTTTCCACGAAGTCGTGGCTTCATTCCACTCATACGCTTTACCGTCAGCAGGCATAGCAACAGGCGCTTCCCACAAGAACGTCAATGGGCTTAGTACCCATGATGCGTAAGGCTGTGGTGCGTAGAAAACGTCTGCTACGGGGTCGTAGTGATAACCAATGCCTGCATAATTTTTTCGCAGAGGACGACCCTCTGGGTGCTGACCGCCGTGTGTGCGGTATGACGTTTGAATCCATTGACCGGGGCTTGAGTCAACGAATGTATTGAAAAATTCTGGTTCAGCAACGATGACTTGAACCACTTTTGAATCAACTACCTTTGCAAAATGACCCATGATGGTCTCCTTAATTAAGCTGTAAATGTACCGCTTGATGTGAATGTATGAATGACGTATCCGCCAGTAATAGTAATTGTGCCGCCTGTGGCTCTTGCAACCGAACCTGCATAGCGAACAATAACTACGCCAGAACCGCCAGCAGCAGATGCAAATGATCCTCTGCAACCGCCGCCACCGCCGCCTGTGTTTGTCCCACCTGCGGTTCCATTGCCAGTATTAGAGCCTGCGCCACCGCCACCATTTCCACCAGTTGAAGCAGCGCCACCACCTGCAGCAGAAGAATATCCAGCGCCACCACCACCGCCACCTGCGTAATATGTGCTTGTGCCACTAATTGTAGAAGCCAATCCAGCGCCGCCATTGCCACCAACAGTAGCAGTGCTATCTCCATTCCCACCAACAGCACCCGCGCCACCGCCACCGCCTGCAAAAGTATTGCCGACCGAAGTACCGCTTCCACCAGCACTACCTTGACCTACTGTTCCTGATCCACCAGCGGTAGGTGTAGTCCCAGCATAGCCGCTACCACCGCCAGACCCACCACTAGCTCCAGCAGCGGTTCCACCAACCGTATAAAGACCGCCAGAACCGCCACCAGTTGCTGTTGCAATGGTTGCAAAAGAAGAATTTGATCCATTAACACCCACTGCACCGCCGCCGCCAACAGTAATTGTATAAGCAGTACCGGGAGATACAGAAATTGCACTAGCTGTTAAATACCCACCAGCGCCACCACCCCCACGGGCATAATCTGGTGAATAAGCAGCTCCACCGCCACCGCCACCAGCAACAGTAAGATAATCGACGGTATACGCAGTTGAAGCTACAGCTTGCCAGTTCACGCCATTCCACACTTCCAAAACAGCAAGCGTACTATTCCACCCCAATTGCCCGTTCACAGGGCTTGATGGGCGACCTGCTGTTGTCCATGATGGTGGACCGAAGCCCGTTGTGCCGCCTACATATGCTGTCATGTTCTTTCCTTATGCTGTGTAGCTGCCTGAGCTATTAAATCTCATTACTGTGAACCCACCGTTAACCGTGACTGTTGGCGAGCCTGTAGTTGTGCCTGTGTAGTACGGGGTTTGAATGGAAATAATTACAACGCCAGAGCCACCCGCAACACCTGCATCCGTCCAACACGCACCTGCCCCGCCGCCAGTATTGACTGTACCTGCCGTTCCAACGCCGCCTTTGCCGCCATTACCGCCGCCGCCTAATCCACCTGTTCCGCCTGTTCCAGATACGTTAGAACAAACAGCCCCGCCGCCTCCACCAAAGCTAAGAGATGATCCAGTAATGGTTGTGGTAATTCCATCGCCACCAACGCCAGCAGCTAGGGGTTGCGTACTAGCACCTCCCGCAGCACTTGCACCGCCGCCTGCGCCACCAAAAGTATTTGTTCCTGAATTACGAGCGCCGCCATTAAATCCTTGAACTGGCGTTACCGCTGGAGTGTTTCCCGTTCCAACAGTAGCCGTTGCGGGGTAAGCTGGGCCTCCACCTGAACCACCGTTTTGACCATTTTGGAATGCGACTACCGCACCGTTTGAATTATCCGAACCGCCGTAACCACCGCCTGTTGCAATAATTGAAGCAAAAGACGAATTTGACCCATTGCTTGCAGCGGCGTTACGGTTTGCAGCACCTGCGCCACCCGCACCAACAGTACCGCATAGTTTGTACCTGAGACAAGAGTAAGTGAACCTTGAATAACTCCCCCCGCACCACCTGCTCCGCCAAAACCACCTGATCCCCCGCCACCAGCAACAACTAAAAATTGAGCAAGATATGGGGTTTGAATACCAACCCAAGCTGTACCGTTATAGACTTCAGCCAAACTTGTCGTGGAATTAAAACGCAATTGCCCCGTAACAGGACTAGCAGGTCTCTGCCCCGTAGTGCCAACAGGAAGTTGCGCCGCACCCGTAGCAGAGTCAGCGTTAATTAGAATACCCGCAGCAGCAGGTACAGACATCACAAAGTTTGATGCGGTGTCCACTGCGTTCAGTGTGACGCTCCCACCCGCTGGTGCGTTCAGTTTTATAGACCCTGCCATGTCAGCTCCAAGTCGAGCCAGTGTAGACTTCCACCGACCCCGTAGTAGTGTTAAATCTCATCTGCCCTGTCGCAGGACTTGCAGGACGTTGTGCTGTTGTTCCCACTGGTAAGTACAATCCACCTGTGGCTGAGTCCGCATACGACAACACACCGTTCGCTGCCCGAACATCGACAGACAAGTTAGATGCTGTGTCAACAGGGTTGACCTCAACCGTACCGAGTGCAAAGGCTTTGAGTCGCAGTCCCATTAGATAATCGCCCAAACAGACCCGTCAGGGATCGTTACGACAACCCCCGCATTGATAGCCACAGGACCGGTTGTCATGGCGTTGTACCCGACAGGTAGTGTATAGCTTGCCGTGACCGCTTGACCATTCTGCACGAAGATTTGATCGCCACCAGCACCTGTTGCGCCGTTACCAATTGTGACTACCGTACCCGCCGGACCTTTGACGTACATCAACCGATCAGCCGAATTAACGGCAATCTCAGAAGTCACCATGTTGCCAGCAGACGGAACCGCACCAGCCGTTGTGCTGCTGTACGGTACTACGCTAATAAATCCGGGAGCTGCCATTTTATTTTCCTTAAACGATTGCCCAGACTGAGCCTGATGGTACGGTAACTAC